CCAGGTACTGTTTCAGAAGGTCTTTTAACTTCCACAGGCCAAGGATAAACCTTGGTCTTCTTACGGACAAATGCCATAAATACTAAATAATATATATACTTCTATACTTTAGCTAGGAAGTCAAGTGTATAGGAAAGTTAGCTCATCATTTGCTGAACTTGGAACTAATGTAAATGGAATCTCTAACATGGTTACTCCATCCATTTCTCCATAACTTACATCACCAATATCTACTTTAGTACTTGAAAACTTACAGATATTACCAGCAGTCGTTCCATGCGTAACTTGGATATTACCAAGAGTAGTGTCTGATAACGCAGCACTAAAATAATCTTTTTGTGCCATTGTTGGTGCTTCAATAGAAACAGAACCGTTTGCTGCTCTATCAGTAAGAAGAACTTCTTTTGTTCCTCCAACAAGTTCTCTATAAACTATTGAGTTTCCCATATCCATATTTAAACTTTGCAAAGCACCNGCATAACTTAATAATGCAAAGCTACTTGTGTTTCCGTTTTTAAAGATTAATGGTGTTGCTTGGTTACCATAAGTAACAGAAGGTAATGCTGTGTCAGTTGGAGCATTATATATCCCAGTAAAAGTGAAATTCAGTTTTGGAATTTCGCCAACGGCTGTTTCTAATGCGACATTTCCTCGACAACCAGTAACGATATGTCTTACACCGTCTACGTTGTAGTGGATAGTAACAGATGAAAAACTAGCTGAGATTGGTTCGTAGGTAACACTAGTTCCAGAAGCAACAGTCTCAGATAACCCACAAGCTTTTAATGCACTTCCATATCTTGGAGCTGTACCAGCACTTCCAGATCCAGCAAATTCTACCGAGAATGTACATTCAACTCTTGTGTTTGCTAATAGCTGTTGTGATGAACCAAGATATGGTCTTACAACATCTCTATTAACAACATCACTAGATTGTGGTGTGATACTTAGATCAGTTACTAGAACTACATCTGTTGCTGAAGGAGTAGGGTCAGTTCCATATGAACTTTCCGCTTCAATCAGAATTACTCTCTTCCTTGTTAGTTGTGCCATCTGTAATTACCTCAGTAGAAATTTCTGCTTGTTTTGTTTGTTGAACTAGCTTACGTTTGCCAGTTTTTGGGTCAAGGATGTAAGTTCCACCCTCGTTTGGGATTTCATTACTCATATTAAACAATAAGGGTTGGTAGGCTTGCTTTACTATTATAAATCATGTTGTTAAACTGTTATATCCAGTTCTGTAATCTATTTCATATTCGCAAGTTATAACTCCAGATGGTTGATCTCCTTCTATAAATTCAAAGGTTTGGGTAGAAGGTCTTACATCTTTTGCTAAACCTCCAATAGTAGTATCGGTTAACATTTTTGCGTGTAAACTTTCTATCGTCCCATCACCAATACTCTCAGGTGTTGTTCCTCTGATAACAACAACAACTCTTATTCTTAAAGTCCAATCTATTTTTAAATATGTAGAACTACTAACTGTAGGTTCATCTGTAATAGGTTCTATAACAATTGCAGGTGTTTCTCCTCTAGCTATTGGTTCAACTCTAGAACGATAAATACGATCAGCCACACCTGTAGTGTTAGCTAAGTTTGTTTTTATCGCAGCTAATATTTGTTCTCTTTTACTTGCCATATTAAACCTTACTTAATGAGATCTTACATAATGTACCATCATCTATTTTTCTAACACTTCTTACTTTATATTTCACATTACTTACTTCTATTTGTGTATCAAAAGCTAAAGAACCTAAATCACTATTTTTAACTGTAAGTTCATAATCAGTTGTAAGAACAACACCATCAGCTATCACCTCGTCAGGTTGTTCTAATATTCCTTTATAAGTAGCATTGTCATAGAAAATACTCTCAGAAAAATCGCCAAAGAATACATCTAAATCTTCAGTAAATGCCATAAGAAAAAAAAGCCCTCTCTAGGAGGGCTATATATTTTAACCGTACTTTTTAAGACCAATTAAATTGATACTAAAAGTAAATGTTGGGGATGATCCACCGATTGTTTGCACAATCTTAATGAAACGCTTGCTTGAATCTTTATTGATTGCAAGTGTTTGCATTGAAGCAGAACCTGTTACCTGTGTAAAAGTAGCACCAGATAAATCTGTGTATGTACCACCTGTAGTAGCACATTCAGTTAGTTTAATGTCTAATGTTGGAGAAGAACCGCCACCAGCAGCACTATCCAAAATTAGTAATACATCGCCATCATATTCAAGTAAATCTATTGCACTTGATGTAGCTGTGCTTGTTACAGCAGCAGTCGCAACACCAGCAACAACAGTTACCTTTTCTAAGTTCTGTTGAATAACAGACATTTTAAGATTCCTCCTTAATTGAGATTGCTTCTTCTAATTCAACAATTAGATCAGCTTTGTTATGTCGCTTATCAAGTTCAAGTCCTAATTGTCTTCCGTAAACTTCAAGTTGTGCTTTCGTCATTTGAACAAAATCAACTTTGTCTTCAGAGGTAGGCTCTTGCTCGACAACTGGTTCTGTACTGGGTGTAGGTGCTTCGCAAGCTTCAACGTAAGCTTCAGCTTTGTCAATAGCAACTAGATATTCACCAGTATGCTTTTCAACATCAACAATAGAGCCAGAGTCCGTTGGGACTCCAGCGATCATTGTTGCTCTTAGCAATTTAACCTTCATGTGATTATGTACCGAAACAAAATGCACCAGGCTGTTTTACACCAAAGTCTACATCTTGTAGAGCTATGATTCTTACGCTACCAGCTGTTGCATTTGCATAAGGATCTACTGTTAGATCTAAACCAGACCACATACCAATAACAAACTGTGAGAAGTCTCCAAAGAGAACATCGTTGTTTGCAAGTTGGTTAGAAACAATAGCTGGATAACCATTTATTGAGTTGTCTTCAAATACAAACTGCGCTGTGTTTGAAGCTTTTTCTGTTGACTTCAACGCACCTCTAGCAGAAGCATTTATTAGATAGAACATACTAGCTACATCAGCATTAGCTGCTGCAACGTCTGTTTCCATTCCGATGTACTCAGCGAAAGTACCGAATGTAGAAATTGTCTGTGTACCTACACCTGTTGTATCTTTAATTCCAAGAGGCTCGTTAGAACTACCAGAACCATAGATCGCTGCGTTATCAAGCTTAGTAGCAATAACCTTNGCAATATCATCTCTGATCATTGACTCAACATCAATTGATGACTGAAGTAGAAGTCTTCTTGAGTAATCAACAAATGCACCAACTGTCTTAGGTGTCATGTTGACTTGATCAAATGCTTGCTGACTTTCTGTAGGTGCGCCAGATTCACCAACGAAATAAGCGGTGCTACTAGAGGTCATCCGGGGGATAGCCACGTTTCCACTAAGCCCAGTCAACATTGTTGGGTTTGTTGCCATNACAGCCATTCTTTTACGAAGAATGTCTATAAATGAACCTGCAAGTAATTCTGTTGGAACTAAATTACCACCAGCTGTTGCAGTACCTACATTCAAGTCTCTTTTTAAAACTTCGTTTGGAACTAAGATTCCGTTTGCAGGTTTGTCATATCTCTTAGAAGCTTCTTCAGATACTTCTCTCTCAAAAGCTGCTGCTTCTTGAGCTTGACGATCTGTAGGATTTGCTAAAGCATTTAATGCTCTTAAGAAAGAGAATCTCTTCACTTCTTTTGGCTCTAAGCCAACTTCATTTGTTGCCATGTCAGTAGAACGGATTGGTGTATTTATAACCTCTGCCTTGTTTTTAACAAGATCGAGGATTGCTGCCTTTGCCTCTTCGGGTGATTTATTACCCTTTATAAGTGTGTCAGCAAGTTCTTCTGCTCCATACTTTCCGAACTCACGACATAAAGAAGTGATTGATGCTGTACGAGCATTATTTTCATCAATAGCACGTTGTACTTCGGCTTTGATGTCGATCTCTACGGCTTCATTAGCCGTATCAACCGCAGTTTCTTTAGTTGATTCTTCCATAGTGCGAACCGAGGGTGATGCGGATTCAACCGCAGAATTAATCTCCTCAATGGGGGAGTTATCTTCCATAGTAATACTATTGCCTTGTGAGGGTGAAATCAAGCTCCTTCCGAAGCCGATTGTNGGATCAGCCGGNACAGTTACAACCGATAATTCGTGTACCGACCATGACCGAGCAAGCATACCATCTTCTGTCTCATCAATATCATTGATACTATATCCAAAACTTATACCTCTTAATATTCCATCCTGTACATCNTGTAANACTTCAGATGCAAACTTATTTCTTGAAAAACGAATCTTNGCATAACCACGTTTGGTTTCTGANTCNATTCTNGCNGACTCCACTACCCCAATAGGTTTATCCATATTGTGATTAAAGAGAACTGCACCGCCATCGTTTAATCGGCTAAGATCAGCAGCACCATCATCGTGACTTAATACTTCGTTACCAAAATATCTTTTTACTGGATATTCAGAACTAAAAGGAAACTCAAATGTGCGTGATTTCACATTTTTGAAGTCCGTAACCTCTTTACGTTCAAGTCTATCTCCAGCATCAACACTTCTAATCGCTGCAATTTTTGTAAGTGTCGAAAATTTGTGACCGACCTTTCTATCGGTAGCCTCCCCATTTCGATACAAAGTAATAAGTGCAGCAGGGTCTTCTGCTGTTCCAGTAATAGTAAAGGAACTATCAGGTACATCTATTGATCCATCTCTAGTGATACGATCAATTTTTCCTCTAGCTGTACCTCCACTAGAGTTCCAACGAACAAAATCCCCGACCTTCAAACCATCAGGCTCGGCTCTTTGTTCTGTTTTTGTTTCTTCAGTCATAGTGCGTTCTCTTGCTTTTTTGATTGAATTAGACTTTGACCTAGACCAAGTTTGTCCAGCATCACCGCCCCAAGCAGCCCAAGCTACTCTACCATTACTAGGATAGCCATCTTCCCCCTGACGGAAGCCTTTCCCTGATTTATCTGATTCGTGTCGGGCGAACCATGCGTTCATTGTAATAACTGTATCTGCTGATAGCTCGTTTCCGCTTAATATTTGTGTTGCTCTTGTTCTAGCAACATCTGTACCACCACCTTCTCCTTCTTTTTTCCATTCTCTATATCTTTTAGCTTCTGTCCTCATGCCATCAGTAGGCATAAGATTTATATCAGTTCCGTTTACATTTGCCATAACTAATCAGCTTTCTTTTTGCGTGTTTTTTTAGCTCTAGTAGGTGGAGGAGTCGGAGGTGCTTCTTGTCCTATCTCTACCTCTAAATCTAAATCTTTATCTAATGTAACTCCTAACCCTTCAGCGACTTCTTGTTCTCTTGCTAACTCTGCAACAATATCGTCATAATCTCCACCATTAGTCGCTGCTATTACTTGACCTTTACTAATATATCCAGCTTGTTCTGCTTCTCTATAAGCTTTTATTTCTTTTAGAGGATCAACATAGTGTTGTGCTGGTGGAGTCCATCTTGGTTTGCAATATCTTTTTGAATTTAGTGCATAATCAGTAAATTCTAACTCTCCTGTTAAAACTGCAAGCTCTAACCATTCTTTAAATACACGATAATGAAAATTATCAATCAGATATTTCTGACAAAAATTCCAATGCTGCCTGTCTTCTAACAAGCTAAGTCTTGAACTTGAATAGTTAGTTTCTGAAAAGTCTTTACTAATAGTTTCAAAACTACAGCCTATTCCAGTTGCAAAACGTCTAATCTTGTTTTTAACAAACATCTCATACTGTTGAGATGGGTAGTCAATATCAGGAACATTAACAGTCTCATTCGGCATCAAATACCTAAATGTACCCGGCTCAAAGTTTTGTATTCTTTGTGCATTTTGTACATCATCACCAATCAACTCACCTTGATCGTTTTGAATAAATCCCATGATACTTGCACCAGCCCTAGCTCGAATTACAGCAGCTTCTTCATACCCTTGTAATTGGTGCATATCATTCATAACACTATGAAACCAAGGCACTCCTCTGTTCTGGCCGGGTCGTTCTGGCATAAACAAATGTATGATCTCAGAAGCATTTACAAAGATATGCAATGACTGTTTGTTTGCATAATCCAAGTAATAAGCATCTCCGGGATGTTTCTTTAAAATTGCATATCGTACTGGTCTTCCCCACTCATTAACTTCTACTCCATTCCTCCACTCATTTCCTTTAGTAAGTGTCTTACCATCATATTCCTCGTCTAACATATCACTCTCAATCATCTGTAAAGCAAGAGGAACTTTAGAATCGCCAAACTGTTGTTTTACAATCCTAAAAAT